AGTCGATGTATCAGCCAAGGTTGCTGATGTTGAGTTTGTGCCTAGGTCAAAGCCTGAGATTATCACTGACAGGCTTGATATTGATGATGCGGTGGGTGTTCCTTATCAGGCTGAATTGTTTGGCACGCCTGAATTGAAAGCGATTGAATTGCCTGAAGATGCTATTATGGCAATGGATGTTCAGTCTGTTGACCCTGAGATAAGCATGGCGCGTCAGTCTGTTGAACAATACGGAGATTATGAGATTGAGGTTTCTCGTGGTGATGATGGTACGCCTGTTAGAATGCGTGCTAGTGAGTTGATAGCCAAGGTCGAGAAGGAGTACAAGATGGAGTCAGATATTGCCAAGGCTGTATCTGCTGCAACCAACTGCTTTATAGGTGGCATGTAATGGCATTGAAGGCTGAATGTGTAGCGGCTGTGTCGCAGAGTATCGGGCGGTTACTGTCAAAGGCAGAGCAGGATATGGTTGAGCAATCCATAATCCAGAGCAGGACAAAGCTGGCACGTCAGGACATTGACGGATACAGGCAGATGACCGAGGCGCAAAAGATAGAAGCGGCCTCAAAGGATGCAATGGAAACAATCACCCATAATGCATTCAAGAAAAAGCAGGTAGAAACGCTGCACATTGTAAAGACTGCAAAGAATATGGCAGAGCAATCAGCCAAGCTGAAAGGCACAAGGAAGGGCGGCAAGGCAGGTGCTATGCAGTTGCTGGACAATATGCGTAGGCTGGAGATAAAGCAAAATGGTCTGATGCTGCACTATTGGCGCGATGGCGTATTGGGTGCGCTTAATGCGATACCTGAGAAAGCCTTTGGATTACTGCACGACCAAAAGAGCATAGATGATTTCGTCAAGTATCTGTACAACAAGGACTACAAAGCCAATGCCCAGATAAAGCAAGCGGTCAAGGCATGGGAAGAAACAACAGAGAAGATGCGGACACACGCCAATAGTTCAGGTGCTGATATTGGTAAGCTGGACTATGCCTATCTGCCTCAGTTGCACGACGCAGTTAAGATGAAAGACAAATCTAAATGGGTGTCGTTCGTACTTGGTAAGATAGACCAGACTCGGTATCTGGATGAATCAGGCGCTTATATTGGAGATGTACAAGTCGCTGAGATGTTAGGCAGAGCCTATGACCAGATCATTACTGACGGGCTTGCAGGCAGGGTTGAGGAAGGCACGGCCATGACAGGTAAGGGCGGTGTGCGCGGTCGGCATGATGCACACAGGGCTATCCACTTCAAAGGTGCTGATGCTCATCTAGAATATGCAAAGCAGTACGGCAAGGGCAATCTGTTGCAGGTTATGAGTTCGCACGTTTCCGGTATGACACGGGATATTGCAACGCTAGAGCATTTCGGCACAAAGCCTAACAGCACGTTTCAACAGATGCTTGATGTGGCAAAGCTGCATGATGGTGCAGTTGAAAAGAATGTCGGCTTTCTTGGTGTAAGACCAACAGATATTTATGATTCACTTGTAAGTGGCACTAAAACTGTAGACTCTGCAAAGGCTGAGATATGGCAGACAGCCCGATCATTACAGTCAGCGGCAAAACTTGGGGGCGCGTTACTGTCAAGCATGACTGATACAGTTAGTGTCGTTGGTTCTGCATGGTATAACGGGATGCCTGCAAGACAGATTGCTAACATATTCAAGGATGCACCATACGCGGCAGGGTCAAAGCAATACAAAGCGTTTGCAGCCAGGCAGGGGATTATTGCTGACTCTGTTATTTCGTCTGTAAATCGGTGGGCAGAGGGTGAATCAGGCTACAACATCGCCGGACGCATGGCAGATATGACGTTCCGTTATTCCTTGTTGAATGCGTGGACTGACGGGTTAAAGAATGCATTCAGTGTGAACCTATCATTTACGCTTGGGGAATTGACACGTAAAGCTGATTGGTCTGGATTGCAGCAAGCTGACCGATACAGGCTTGATAAAGCAGGCGTGACACCTGAGATATACGATGTTTGGCGCAAGTCTGACCTTGATTCATGGGACAAGAATAACGCCGCACTGTCACCTAAGAAGATAATGGAATTAGATTTACCTGAAGGGCAGAAGATAGAAGCGGCATCGGTGCTTATCGGATACATTCAGGGGCAACGTGATGTTGCTGTCAATACCTCGGACATAATCCACAAAGGGAGAATGAGCAAGTTCGTCAAAGGCGATGCAACAGGCGAGATAGGTCGCTCTGTTATGCAGTTCAAGTCATACCCTGCTTCATTGTTATCACGACAAATTGATATGTTTGGTGACATTTATCATTCACGCGGCAAAGCTCCTGCGATGATGTACGCTGTGTCAATGATTAGCGGTCTGTCGATTATGGGCGGGGTTGCTATTCAGGCCAAACAACTTGCGGCAGGCAAAGACCCAAGGGAAGTAGACAGAAACTTCATGTTCAATGCTCTTGTTCAGGGCGGTGGTCTTGGGTTCTACGGTGATATTCTGTACACAGGATTGACGGGGAATAGCAGCGACACACAGAAAAAGGTGTTGTCTATGGTTGCTGGCCCACTTGCAGGGTCTGCACTTGAAGCCTTGGCGATTGGCTTTGAAGCTGTCAAACGTGGCGCAACTGGCGAAGATTTAAGCGATACAGGCGCGAAGGTGTTGAAGTGGGCAGGGTCTAATATCCCGTTTGCTCCGATGGATATGTGGTACAGCAGGACGGCATTTGACAGGTTGTTTGTTGATGACCTAATGGAAGCTGCAAGCCCTGGCTATTTCGGGCGGCAAAAGGGCAGGATTAAAAAAGAGTACGGGCAGAAGTTTTGGTGGGAGCCGACTGAGTTAATGCCTGATAGATTGCCTGATTACGGGAGTGACGGACAATGAGAGAAGACCAACTCAAAGAGCTTATCCGCATTCAAGAGGTGGCTATTGACAACGCCATTGCTGAGTTTGATGAGGCTTGTGGGCTACGGCTAACAGAGCAACAGGAGCGCGGAGACAGACGATGGTTGACTCAAATGGCATCTAGTTCACTCAAGCTATCGGCTGACATTGCTAGACTATTGAAGCCTGCCCAGTCTGATGATGGCGATAGGGAGGATGCAGAGTTATCAGCTATAATCAACGCGGCAACGACTAAGGTGCTGGCTTTTGATAGAAAGAAAGGTTGATCTAAAAGTATTCTTCCAGATATGGGCTGACATCCAGAATTGGGATGTGCCTGATTTTCACTTCACTGTCTGTGATTTCCTGCAAGATGATTGGGATGACGGGCTGTTGATGATGCCTCGCGGTCATGCAAAGTCATCCATAATCGCTGTCTATAATGCGTGGAAGTATTACTACACTGACGGCAAGTATCGTATTTTGCATCAGGGCGACCAAGATTCTACAGCCTACAAGATGAGCCGTGACACTCTTGCTATTATCTCAAAGCATCCACTATGCCGCAGGGCAATGACCAAGACAAAGGGCGAGGTTCAGGAATGGTGGGTATCCGGTTCGATTGATGAACGCAACCCGTCAATGCAGGCAAGGGGTATCACATCCAACGTCACATCATCACGGGCAGATGAAGTTCAGAATGACGATGTTGAAGTGCCAAGGAATATACAGACGGCTGATGCTAGGGAAAAGCTCCGGTATAGATTGGGGGAACAAACCCACATCCTAGTGCCTGGAGGTCGAACTCTTTACGTTGGCACACCTCACACGCATAAGTCACTCTATGAAGATGTGAAGACAAACTCACAGTGCTTGATACTGAAAGCTTTTCAGCATGAGCATCGGATAGAAAACAAAGACCATGCTACATTGTCTTTCAAACCAGAGTACGTCTATTCAGGCATAGGTAAATATGCTCGACTGCTTGAGGCGGGGATTGATTACACGCTGACAAACATGGGCAACCGGTGGGAGGTAATGCTTGCTGCTACTGCTATCCTTGCTGATTTCTATTCTGGTGCATTATGGCCTGAGAGATTCACACCAAAGGAAATGGAGAAACGCAGGCAGAAATGCAAGACCATGAATGAATGGGATTCACAGTATCAGCTCCATGCCAAGCCTGTTATTGAGGTCAGGATTGATCCGGACAGGATGATACGTTACCAGTCTGAGCCTGATTTACGAGTTGCCAATGGTTCGCCAGTGATGGAGATTGACGGAGTGCAGATGGTAGGCTGCTCGTTTACTGTTGACCCTTCGAGCGGGAAGCTGAACAGTGATGTATCGGCAGGGGCTTTGATGTTTCAGGACTGCAACGGGAAGCGTTATTGGCACAGGGCATTAACCTTTACAGGCGATGTTGCAATCTTTGCCGATGATGGCAAGACCATTACAGGTGGTCAGGTGTTCCAGATATGCGATGTGGTCAAAGAGTTCAGCATACCTAGGGTAACAATCAAGACGGCTGGAATAGGTGGGTTCATGCCTGCTGTAATGAAGGCGGCATTAAAGCAAAGGCATCTAGTCTGTGGGGTTACAGAGGAAAAGGAAACAACCAATAAGAACAAGCGCATCATAGAGGCATTTGAACCATTGCTATTGTCTGGCATGTTGGCTTGTCATGAGTCAGTGATTGAGATTGTCGAGGATCAGATGCGGGAATTTAACCCTGTGACTACAAGCAACGAGGATGATTACATTGACTCTGCGGCGAGTGCTATTACACATACCCCTGAGCGGATACAGTCTGTCGGTAAATACAGGAAACCGGATGCCTTGACGGGCAATAATTGGCAACCTAATAGTGGCACGTTTGAAGTTGGAGTTGATTGGTAATGGCAATACCTGCCCAAACGCAATATAACACCTATAATCCCGATGGGGTTGTAACCACTTTTGCCTATACCTTCTGCGCGTTTGATGATGCTGATATTAAAGTTTATGCTGATGATGTCCTTGTTTCTGATTCTACTTACTCGGTAAGCGGTATTGGCACTAGGTCAGGCGGTAATGTGGTATTTACTACAGCTCCGGTTGCCGGAATTGCTGAGTTACTGATTAAACTTGTGCCATCGTTTGCCCGTACTGTTGATTATCAGCAAAACGGGGAGCTATTATCTGACACGCTAGATGATGACGTTGACCGCCTTTATTCCATATTGCAATACAATCAGTCTGTGACGGGCAGGTCTTTAACGTTTGATGACGTTACGGCAACTGCGATGGTATTGATTGGCAATGCTGCTGCGAGAATGGGCAAGCTGCTTGGGTTTGATGCTGCTACCGGCCTGCCGGGATTATTTGTTCCTGCTGATTTCACGGCTACCACTCCGACCGCCTATATCAATACCCTGTTAGACGATGCTGATAGTGCCACTGCTAGGGCAACGCTTGAGATTGTGAAGAATGCGCGAGAGCAGGAAGGCATCAGATATACGACTGCGGGTACTGCACCTGATTTCACCATTACGACTGCATCGCCTGCTGTCAGTGCTTATGTTGAAGGGCAGCGGTTCACTATTGAATTGAATGCTGACGGCACGATTGGAAGTAACACACTAAACGTCAATGCTTTGGGCGCTAAGAGTTTGAAGCAATACGATGACGCAGGCAACAAGCGATCAGGTGTTTGCAAGTCAGCACAGATTGCAGTCGTTGAATATGACGGAACAGACTTTGTTATTCTGAATCCTTTGCCGGTTTATCCATTGAGCATGGTAAGGCAGACGGTACAAGGTGGGCCAATTACTGCGGCAGGTTATCCTGATTTCCTTCCTGCCACTGATGCCGATTTAAGTCTAGTAACTCAAAACATCAGCGCGTCCGCTCCGTTTGTTGTATGTGCTTCGCAGGGCTTTGGTCTTGGCTCTGACCGTATAGGTGTCTCGACTGCAAACCTGACGTTCACTTGTCAGAATGGGACTAATTATCTGTATGTCGATGTGTCTAGTGCTGGAGTTATTACAACGGGTACGACTTTAACCGCTCCGGTTTATAGCCCTTCACTTGCTACGGGCACAAATACATTCAACTATACAACGATGACCATGTATTCAAGCGGCACTACAAAGGCTTGGCGCGTGTTTGTCGGTGAGGCTATAGCGGCAGCGGGTGCGGTTACTTCGACTATTGCCTATGCTTACAACGGTGTCTATGAGTCTGCAAACTATGGCTTGGCTGTTAGTAATTCGTACACTGTTAATCATAACATTGGATGCCCGTTTGTTTATGACTGTGTGTTTGTGTGTACTTCAACAGATGGCACGTATGCTGTTGGGTATGAGGTTGTAGCTCCAACTATGAACACTCAGGGTTATTTGTATGGGGTTACCAATGTGAGAATAAGCGATAACCAGATTATTTCATTGGTTTCCGCTTATGCCATTTATGTTGTTGATTACTCACTACCGAGTACTGTCAAGTTGCTCGACTATACAAAATGGAAACTGAAGACAACCGTTAAGAGGTCATTCTAATGGGTTACTACATAGACGGTTCAAGCAATTATTACGAGGGCGACAAGCGTTCTCCGTCTGATACCGCAGTAGATCAAAGACCATATCCTACAATGGATTGGACTGCGGGGGCTTGGGTCTATGATTTAGCTGCTACAAGAATAATGGCTAAGCAGGTCTACACCACTGCGATGACGGCAGATTTAGCTAGTGCTATGGCTACTGGAACAAACCCTGTCGATATGCTTACAACAATCGGCTATGCGTTTATGCGTGCTGATCTTGTTGCCTATGCTGATAATGCTGCAAACAACTGCCCGTTCATTGACGGATACAGAGCAATCACAGGAGACACTAAAGCAAACTGTGTTACAGATATACTCAACGATGCAGATTTAGCGGCTGGATTATTGGGCAAAGTACTTGCAAGACGTGCGACAGATTACGACCTAATAGATGCTGCGGCCACCGGCCCAGCAATAACCGCAATAGTTTACGTGAGGCCATTCTGATGAGAAATTTAACCGCAACTGTTTACCGTGATGGTGCAGGTAGTCAAACTACGAGCGATTGGGTACGGGTAGGTGCTGAGGTATCGTGCAGGGGGTTGGTCGCAATCGTAACCCCTGCAACTGTTACCTCTACCACTCTTACGGTTCAGGTCAGCCTGAATGGTACGGATGCCCTTAGTCACTATGACTACACTGGTGTTTCCTATGTGATTCCGATTCTAGCTAGCAGATGGATTTCTCTTGATCCTGCATTGTTTGCTGGATTTCCTTATGTTCGGATTGTCACAGGGTCAAACGAAGCGGCAGAGAGAACCTTCACACTTATGACAACTGAGGTGGCGTGATGCTAAGTTTTGGCAGAAACCCAAAGGCTACAGTAGTCGTATCGCAAGGCACTGGGCTTAAGACTGTTAGCGGTACGGGTGCAGCTATTGATATGGCTCCAGGTCTTATCACTATTCCAGGCGGTTTGATGAGTGCAACTGGTTCAGTTCGAATCACTGCAACGTGGAAGTTCACGGGTGCTACTGCTGCTCGTACTGCTATTATCAAGTTTGGCGGCACTCTGTATTATTCTGTTGCTCATGCTTCAAATATCTTGAGCGCAACCTCTCAGACTATCATACACAACAAAACAACGGCATCTCAGGTTGGTATCGGTATTGGTACTGTGTCGGGTCTTGGTGCGCTTACTTCTGCACCTGTAACGTCTACTGTCGATACTGCTAGTGCTGTTGCGATACAAATGACATTCACTGGAAACGCGGCTGACACTGCGAGCCTTGAGCATTGGATAGTGGAGTATTTGCCATGATTAAGATTAAGAGCAAAGTTGTTGATGATGTGATTGTGCCTGTATCGCCTATCCCTGCGGGTTATGTTTATCTGACCTACGATGGTAAGGATTTCGTTGTTTACTTCGAAGGTGATAAGTTACCTGTTCAGGAATAAGGATATTTTGATATGAGCTGTGCAGAATGCCCAAACGCAGGATTGAGCGATAGAATCCAGAGAGTCGAGATGGATAGTGCTAGGCTTATGGCGGCGCTTGAGGGTATCAAGGCTAACACTGATGAATTGGTATCATTCTCGCGCACTCAGGTAAGGATGGAAGAGCGGCAACTCAATCAGGGTCAAGCGATTGAAAGGGCTTTTGCAGAGATTAAAGAATTTCATGATGATGGTGGTACACGACTAGCAGCGATTGAGGCTGAAATACCGACACTCGTTTTAGCTCGCAAGATGGTATTTGCATCGATGATATGGATGATTATGATGACTGCCACAATGGCATGGCAGATTATATTCAGGCAGTCATGATGAGCTTCGTAGACCTTGCCATTCTTGACGACATAAATTACAAGGTGAATCATTCACTCCGATATAAACCTGATGTAGGTAGCCACTATCAAAAAGCTGATGAGTCACGCCGTCTCGGAACTGGAGATTGCGAGGACTACGCGATTCTCAAAGCGCAGGAATTGAAAGAGGCAGGTGTCGATGTTTCGTTGCTCACGATTGCGGTATGCACTACAAGGCGATCTGATACTAACCACGCTGTGTTACTTGTTCCTAGTCGCAGGAGAGTTGGCATATTCAAGCGCAGGTGGGAAGATACGACTGTAGTGCTTGATAACTACAACGACACAATATATCGGTTTGAGAACACGGGCTATACGAGTGTGCAAAAATATCCTGCATCGAGGTGGG